TTGAAGAAATTTCTTGATAAATACCCCCATGTAAAGACTCACATTGAAGCGTTGCTGGGGCAGGTCCGTTCTGTGTCGCGACATGCCGGCGGCGTTGTTATTGGAGAGAACCTAGATAAATGGATGCCGCTTATTAATAGCCGCGGCGTCAGACAAACACCATGGAGCGAAGGTCAAAACGTTCGGCATTTGGAGCCTCTGGGGTTCATCAAATTTGATATTCTTGGCCTAGCTTCGTTGAGGATGATCGAAGGGTGCATCAGACATGTTCTGAAAAGACACCACAACAATCCTGATCCGACGTTTGAAGATGTCAAGGCGTTTTATGATAAGAACCTGCATCCGGATAAAATCAACTTGAACGATCAAGAAGTTTACAAGAACATCTTTCATAAAGGCAAGTGGGCAGGCATATTTCAGTTCACGGAGCGCGGAGCACAAGATTTTTGCAGAAGGGCCAAGCCGAAGAACATAATTGATATTTCTGCTATTACATCCATTTACCGGCCCGGGCCACTAGGTGCTAATGTTGATCAAACTTATGTGGAAGCCAAAAAATCTCCGTCTGGCGTTAAATATTTGAATGATATCGTGAAAGAAACTACAAAAGAAACATATGGGTTCTTGATTTTTCAAGAACAAATCGCTCTTTTGGCTCATCGACTGGGGGATAATATCTCTCTTGATGAAGGAAACACTCTTCGAAAATTATTAACAAAGAAAGGAACAGGAGATCATGAAAAGAAAAAGCTCAAAATCTACAACAAGTTCGTCAAAGGTTGTATTTCTAAAGGGTTATCACAAGGAAACGCAGAAAGACTTTGGCAAACATTCGAATATTTCTCGGGGTATGGTTTTAATAAGTCCCACGCTGTTAGCTACAGCATTCTTAGCTATCAGTGTGCCTATCTTTTTAATTACTATCCCTCTGAGTGGATGGCGGCATTTCTCGACAAAGAACCAGAATCAAGAAAAGAGCGAGCTATTAGCACTGCTAAATCAATGGGATTCCAAATCGAGCCTTTAAATGTTAATACGTCCGGGACAGTATGGGAAATTTCCAAAGATGGAAAAACGCTCATTCAACCCCTCACTTCGATTAAAGGACTTGGAGAAGCCGCGATTGAGCAGATATTAGATAATCGACCATTCGAATGTGTTGAAGACTTTTTGTTTAATGAAGATATTACTTATAGTAAATTGAATAAAAAGGCCTTGGACGTTCTTGTTCGTTCCGGAGCAGCAGATGACTTGGCGGATGATCGCTTCACTGGCTTGAAACATTTCTGGTCAGCAACAGTGGTTGATCGACCCAAGAATCAAAAAAAATTGATAGAAAATATCGAGCTTTATGAACCAGAAGGCGATTTTTCGATTGACGAAGTAGTCGCACATAAGTCTGATCTTACGGGGGTTTTTCCCATGCATCTCGTCGTTGCAGAGGAAGTTCAAGATGGATTGAAGACAAAGGGCGTCCCTCCAATATCAGAATATGATCGCGATTTGGAATTAGTCTGGTTTGTTCCTAGGGAGGTTATTGTTAAGAAGACGAAAAACGGAAAAAAATATTGGATCTTAAAAGTTATCGATAGTAATAGTACACTTACATCTGTAAAATGTTGGGGAATACGAGATACGGATAGAATCAAGCTGAATAAACCCTACATGGCGAAACTAGACTATGACGAACAGTGGGGCTTCAGCACAAGAAGCATATATTATAACTTAAAACTAATAGGATAAAAAAATGAATATAAATGTATACAAAGTTAGGCCCGATGCAAAACTTCCATACCGGGCCCACCCAGAAGATGCCGGCATGGATATCTTTTATTGTCCAGATACTGGAACAAATAATTCTTGTGTTTGGGAGAATGGAAAATTTAGGATACCTCCAACAGAAAATTGTCTGATCCCTACAGGGGTAAAAATTGAGGTCCCAGAGGGCTACATGCTAGAGATCAAAAATAAGTCTGGCATTGCTAGCAAGAGGCAGCTGTTAGTTGGAGCATGCGTCGTTGATCCTGGTTACACAGGGGAAATATTTGTGAATTTGCACAACATAGGGAGGTCCACACAAGAGATCGAGCCGGGCCAGAAGATTGCACAAGCAGTACTTGTTCCTGTGATTGCTTGTGGGATAAATGAGGTGAAGTATGATTTGGCTGATAAGGAAACTTCAAGAGGTTCTGGCGGCTTTGGTTCTACGGGACAATGGTAAAAAAATGAGCGAAGAAGAAGAATTCTTTGGACTGACAAAGAATTTTAAATTAAAAGAATTTAGATGCAGAGATGGGTCCGATGTTCCAGAAGACCTGATGGGTAATGTCAGGCTATTGGCAGAAAATCTGCAAGTACTAAGAGATCACATAGGAAAGCCCATAAGGATTATAAGCGGCTATAGATCTAAAAAATATAACACTAAAATAAATGGCGCAAAAAGATCTCAACATATGCTTGCAAAAGCGGCAGATATTAAGATTTCAGGAATGGCCCCTAAAGAAGTGAGAGAAACAATACTTGAGTTAATCCAAGAAGGCAAAATGCATTCTGGGGGAGTTGGCATATATACAACCTTTGTTCACTACGACGTAAGAGGTTGGAATGCCAGATGGAAGGGCTCGGGAGTAAAGGATGATATAAAATGAGTAAATTTGAAAGAAAATTAAGAAGACAACAGGCCAAAGAGAAAAAGAAAGCGGCCGAAAAAGAAATGGCACAAAAAACCGCACTATTTGGAAAACTTCCAGATCATTGTCTTGCTTGCGAGGCACCCTTCGATAAAAAAAACAAGGAGATGGTTATGAGTTGGAGCGTTACAGTGAGAGAGGCTGAAAAGAAGGTCAATCTATATTGCCCAAGGTGTTGGGATTTAGCGATGAAACTAACACAACAAGTTTTAGAGGAGAAAGACAATGGTGACAATTAATTCCACGGGCGAAATAGAGTCGCACCCAAGAGAATTGCTGAGTTTCGAAGATGTGCTTCTGCAGCCTCAATACTCGGACATTAGAAGCAGAGGAGAAATATCAATTGGAAATGGACTGTCTCCCTTGCCAATTATATCAAGTCCAATGGATACGGTTACAGAGCTTGATATGGCCGTGGCTTTAGGAAAACTAGGGGGCATTGGAATCGTACATAGATATAATTCAATCGAAGATCAGGCAAACATTATTGGAAGATTGGAAATGGATCCGGACGTCTGGGTGCCAGCCGCGGCAGTCGGCATTACTGGTGATTATTTAGAAAGGTCGCAGGAGTTAGTTTCTCGTGGCGCAGAACTTTTGTGTATCGACGTCGCCCATGGACACCATATACTTGTGAAAGAGGCTCTCCATGATATAAGAAAGTCTGTTGGCCACAAGGTACATATCATGGCTGGAAATGTGGCAACCTTCGAAGCATTTAATGATTTAGCTGATTGGGGCGCCGATAGCGTCAGGGTTGGGATCGGAGGAGGCTCTATTTGTAGCACAAGAATTCAAACCGGACATGGCATGCCAACTTTACAATCTGTAATTGATTGTGCAAAGAGCGATAGAGACGCTATTCTAATCGCAGATGGCGGAATTAAAAATAGCGGAGATATGGTAAAAGCTCTTGCTGCTGGCGCCGATGCGGTTATGGTTGGGTCGCTTCTTGCGGGTACCGATGAAGCTCCCGGAGAAATCGTCGAGACTTCCAACGGAAAACATAAAACCTACAGAGGGATGGCCAGTAAAGATGCTCAAATAGACTGGCGAGGAAAGGTTTCATCTTCAGAGGGCATCTCGACAATGATTCCATACAAGGGCCGTGTCGAGAATATAGTTGAAGACTTGGCCAAGGGTATCAGAAGTGGATTCTCATATACCGGCGCCAGAAATTTAATGGAATTCCAGGCCCTAGCTAAATTTGTCAAGCAAACGTTGGCCGGCCAGATAGAGAGTTCAACACACATTTTGAGGAGATAAGATGGATCAGCCCAATTACGGAAAAGATAGGAAGAAGATATGCTTTGATAGCATAGACAAATTTCATGCCGATTTGAGGGTTCGCCTCCATTATGACGGGCTAAAACAATATGAGTTTTTTAATCTGCTAGTAAAATCTTATTTGGAGAAAGAAGAAAACATCATGAATTTAATTCTGGATTATAAAGAGAAAAAACAAAAACACTCACAAAAGAAAAGAAAAAGATCCAAAGAATTAATTGAAAAAGGGAGAGAAACAGAAGATATATTCGCTCTCGACTCTAGCGAGATCGAGAGCATATTTGATTTAATAGAAAAGGAGAATTCAGATATATGAGTTGGGATAAGAGACACTCTTCTTTTGAAGAGCCAAAGAAAAATAGTGAATTACGAGAATGCTGCGCGGCATGCGTTGACAACGATGTGTCATGCCCTATAAAGGAATGCAAGAATTGGATAGACTATGAAGACGATTTAAATTGCTGTTTAATTTCAATAGAAAAAAATGGAAGGATGACACTCAGAGAAATCGCAGATAGGTTAAAAGTAAGTTTTGTGAGAGTTAAGCAAATTCAAGACAAAGGCTTAAAAAAACTCTCTAAATTAAGAAATAAGACGATTTTAAAAACTTTTGAATAATTTAAGGGGGTTTTTAACGTTTAGAGCACTATTTATTTACGTAAAATGTTCTTGAACAAAACTAGGAGAAATACACATGAGCAACAAAAAAGACAATTTACTCAATGAAAATGCGGTACGTCGCTTTATGAAGCTGGCATCCATCGGCACACTTTCAGAGACTTTTGTGGCAAATAACGTCCAAGAAGACGTCGCTGAAGAGATCGAAGAATCCGAAACTGCCGAAGAGGTTACTGAAGAGGTTACTGAAGAAGTCACCGAAGAGGTTACCGAAGGCAC